CTTGTCAAGATAAGCCTCTGCCGATGAGCATATTCCCATAGTCCCCAAGCCCTCAGAAGAAGCCTTGCCCTGAGACATTGAGAATGAGCCTACAGAAAGACTTTGTGTGTTCCCCGATACAGAAGCCGCCCACATCTCCACACCTCCGCACAGCCCCATATGCTCCGCCTGAGCGCATACGGCAAGAGCATACTGCTCCTGCTGATATTCGCTCAGAGGAGCAGAGAGAACAGCACACTCCACCGCCCTCTCCGCCCTTGTCAGCAGGCGGTCAATATCGGGAAAATCAGTTCCGCCGAAGCTTGTGTAATAGAAATCTGAATTGACCGCCATAAGCTCACCTCATTATGCCTTGATCGCAGAAGCGGCAGGAGTGATATATCCGGAGCTTACAGCAGTCTTTCCGCTGTTGAAGCATACGACCTCGATAATATCCCCTGCGCTTACAGTGATCTCTGTAGTGCCGCTTGTAAGGGCTGTGCCTGCATAAGCTGTGTCGGTCACGCCGAAAGCGGCTCTTTCCGAAGGATTCACCTTGTAGGCATAAGTGCCGTTTGCCTCGCCGCCTGCGGAAACAGTAACGACAGTCTTGCCCTTTGTGCTTCCTGCTGCCGCCGCAAGAACAAGGTGAGCAGGAGAATATACAGCTCTGATAGCTGCAGAACGGAGTACCTTGTGGTCGTAGGCAAGTCTGCCCTGAACTGCGCTTGCACCGATGTACTTGCCGCTCTGGCTGAGGTCCTGAATATGAACAGGAACGGAAAATTCCTCCGCTCTTGTGGCAAAGCGGGGGTGACCTGCAAGCATAGCAAGGTTTGCGGTGCTGTCGTTCCACTCAATAACCTTGAAGCCTGCAATTTTGCCCACAACGCCCTCCTGAACAACAGCGTCGCCAAGGTCAGAAGCCTTGATAAACTCAGGGGATTTCAGTACACACGCCATAGTGTCGGGAGTAACAAGCAGATAACGCTTTCCGTCATCGGGAATGTTCGCCTTGCTCATAGCCGTCCTGATGTCAACGATCGTGCCGTAAACCGTATCGGCGGCAAGAGCAGCCACATTCATAGACGTAGCTCCTGCAATAAGAACGGAAGCACCGTCGTTGTCGATAGTCGAAGCAAGTGCATAGCCTGCGCTGTCAAGCCTGTCCGCAACGAGATTGTCGGGAACCAGCTGTGCGTCATAGCCGTCGATTATCTCATTAACAGCCTTGTCCTTGCTGATAGGGAAATTTTCGTATGTGGTAGAGCCTGTGCCTGCGGTAATGCCGTTAGCCTTGTCGTAATCGGAAACAGCCACCTCCGTATCTCTTACGGGGATCTTTACAACTCCCGCCTTGGGGCTGCCCTCATAATCGTTGTTGAATACAACGCCTGTTTTCAGCTTGTTCTCCTTTCTGATCTTAGCAAGAACAAGCGAAGAATATCTTTCCTGTGCCTCATGTGCCATAATAAATTACCATTCCTTTCTTGAAAGTTTTTCATATTTTAAGGTCGGGATTTTTTGCGAGAAAAGCGGCTTCAACTCCCGAAGGCTGAGAGCCGTTCTTTGCGCCGAAGCTCACGCCTGTTGTGATTCCTGCCTGAGCCTCGTTCTTTGCGGTGCAGAATGAGGGATATTTTGCAATGACCTCTCCGATAGCCTTGTCAATGGTGGTGTTTTCGTCTGTCCTTGCCATTGCAAGAGCGATAACGTCCTCCACAGCCTCAGCGCTTACACCCCTTGAAAGAGCGGCGCATTTTGCCTCGGAAACACAAAGCAGTCTTTCAGCCTCTGCCTGTGCCTTTTCGGCGGCAGAGATTTTTTCTGCGGAAAGCTCTTCTGCGGTTTTCTGACTGTCTTTCCATTCCTTGAAGGCTTTCAGCTCTTCCTTTGAGGGCATATCCTTCTTCTGTCTTTCAAGCCTCTGACGAACTATGTCGTCAAGCTCTTTCTGGGTAAATGTTTTTTCCGTCTGACCCTCTGCGGACGTAGATACAGCAGCCGCATTATCTGCGTTGCCCTTTGAATCACCTCCTGTGTTTTCAGCCGTATTTTTTACGGTTTCGGTTGCGGTTGTGTTTGTGGTTTCTGCCATTGTGATTACCTCCGTTTATAGCCTGTCGGCTTTTATTTCCGTCCGCAGTTTAACGCCGTAAGTACGTTTCGGGCAGTGGGTAGCACCCACGGGCATAATAAAAGCGTCCCTTCTCCAATTGTTGGAGAAAGAACGCTTGAAAACTATATTTATTTTCGGGTATGGAAAAACCGCCTTGACAAGCAGGGCGGTTAAAGCAAATCAATGTTTGAGTTTTTTTGGCATTCTTCATTAACAAGTTTATAATATTTTTTTCTTGCTTCGACAGCCTCTTTCGGAGCATTTTCTACAAGATGGCATCCTTCCTCATAAGGCTCAAACACTTCTCTCAGGCTTCTCATTTCATCAGTATATATTATTCTCAAAGCTATCCCTCCAGTGTTATTTTTACTAAATACTCAGTATATACCTCATCGTACTGTTGGTTATTGAATCTATCCTTTGCATAATTACTTATCTCACTAACATTATACTCATCTATGCCCTTCTTGTCAAGTATCTTTTTCCTGTTATTATTCAGATGATTTATATATGCGCCGTAGTTTTCACGGGTAATAGCACCGTGATGCCTGATATACTCCTGTGCGTCCTTCCAATGGAACAGCTCGTGAACAATGGTGCTTAATTCATTGTCGGGGCAGGCACCGTCCTTCTGCAACGCAGAGAGCATATTTTTATATCCGAACTTCTCATCAATGCACAGCACGTTGGATATCGGGTTATAAGAAGCGATTGCATTTTTAGACATTTCCTCATGAGTAATGACATAAATATCAGGGAAGCCTTCTGAATCTTTTATGCCCATTTTTTTCATCGATTTGCTTATCTTAACGTCAATTTCGTGCAAAGCCTTTGCGTTTATCTGACTGTTCTGGGATAAATAGATATTATTGACAGAAGTGGTGATATGATTAAGAGTTATGTCAATGCTGCCTCTCCTTATACTTGTCTGTCCGTCAAATTCGATTGGTCGGAATTTCTGAGAATGTTCAAAATCAAGTTCAGCCTTCCTCTCCGCCCAGACCGTCTTACTGCTCACACTCCTGTCATACCCGTAAACCTGTGTCCTGTCAAGGTGCGAGCCGAGGCTGTTGCTTCTGCAGAAAGCGGAATACTGCTCCTTCTGCGTTCTCAGCCGTACAGAAGCCTTTTTCAAGCCCTCCTTGTCGCCTGTCTGCTGTAACATCATACATTCACGCTTAGTAGCCCTGATGTCACGCTCCATAGCCCTCTGCCGCTGAAACTGCTTGTACCTCTCAGCGTTTTCTTCCTCGGGATAAGGAAAATACCGCTGAAAATTGATTCCCAGTGCAAAAGGATACTGAACGTGTCCGCAGTTTATGCCGAAAAGTCCGTCAGGCTTTCCGAAGCTCGTTTCCGACAGGGGAGTGTAGCTTATCTGTCTGCCCCCTCCGTCCGAAGTAAAGCCGCTTGTTCCGTCTCTGCTGAATATCCTGCCCTGATACGGAGCGCAAAGCGGACGTGCGCCCATATGGGAGGAAACCGAAATAAGCTTTATCCCGTATTCGTCGCACCGCCTGTTCTGAGCCGCCCTTGCGGTGTTTGCGAGAGTAGAGCGCATATCCATCATTATGTAAGCCTCGGGTGTCCATTCACGCCCCAGCTTGTCCCTGAAAGCAGGAATCCCCTTTTGTGCAAGCTCACGGATAGCCTTTCTTGTGACCTCCTGCAAGGACATCTGTCCCGTTACAGCCTTTGCGGCAGATTTGCCCATAACGTCAAGCACTTCCTGCCTTGCCTTCTTGGATTCTCTGTAAACCGAATTGACAGCCCTTACATAAGCCGAGCCTGCACCGTACTGCATAACCGTGTTTACAAGATTCAGATCGCTTGCCGCCTGCTTCTGAAAAGCCTTTGCCGCACCGAGCGCCGAGCTCTCCGCAGGAATGTCCGAGAAATATTCCGCAAGTCCTGCCGCATTTGCCGCCCTCACAGCCTCGTCAAGATAGCCTATCTCCGTTTCTGCCGCAGTCAGTATCATATCCATTGCCTGACCGCCCTGCACCTCGGAATAGCCTGCAATAAGAGAAGCGGCTCTCTTATCGAACCGCCCCGCCCTTGCAAGCTGTCTTATACGCCATTTCGATGTGTCGGATACATTTCCGTCACGGCTGAGCTGTACCGCAATTTCTCTGAGAATATCGTCCTCCATATCCAGCATAGTCCGCACAAGAGGAGCAGACAGCTCATCACATTGTGTTCGGGTCATTTATTCAAACCCCTCTCCCTCAGAAACTCCCGAAATAGCTTTTTCTGCGTTTATCCTGTCAAGCTCACACCTTGCCGCCGCCTCATCGCACTTCATTATCTCCATAATAGCGGTGATCTTGGATTTAAGCCCTGCGGAAACAAGATTGATGTTATTTTCGATAAGGGTGTTGTCGTCAACGATAACGCTGTCCCTGAATGCGGCAGTTACTTCAAAATCACCTCTGGGGACTTCGCCTGTCTCCATAGCAAGAAGCAATACAGCCGTGCACATTCCCTCCATAAGCTCCGTAAGCAGATTTTTCTGACAGCGGATAGTAAGCGCCGTCTTGCTCTCCTCGGAAATTACCTCTGTGGCCGTCTTTACGCCGCTTGCCTTGTCAAAGGATAAAGCTCCGGGAGAAAGCCCCACCTGAAAGCAGAGGATATTCAGAAGTGCGTTTATACCGTCAACGTGTTCTCCGATACGGAGCGTTACTGTGTTGTCGGTGATTTTAAGATCCTTTTCCTCGTCGCATTTGAGAGCCTGATAAACCTCGTCGTCCGTATCAAAATATCTTTCCGATTTTCCCGTTTCGGGATTGATTACCGTCCGTATGCAGGAGCTTGGAACGATAATGCGTTTCTTGCCCAGAATAAACTCCCTTGCAAAGCTGTCAAAAGCAACATCAAGGGCTTTGAGCGTGTCCGTGCAGTTTGCAAAGCAGCTGAGCCCCAGAGGAAGCTCCGTGCGGAAATTATTCGGAAAATCGGGCATAAAATACTGAAACAGGGGAGTGCTGACAGGATATTTTATCACATCGGCAGTCATTTCGGGGTAAGCTTCCGAAAGGGGAACTCTTATCCCAAGATCGTTCGGATTTTCCGACCTATACAAAAAGCACTCCGTAAGGATACCGTCACCCTTTACGGAATGCTTTTCAAACAGCGTATAATAATATTTGCCCTTTGCCGAGACCATACCGAAAATGCCCTCGGTAATGCTTTTGTTGTCCCATTTCACAGGAACAAAGCTCTGCCCCTCCACATAAGACAAACGGACCTTGCCGTTTTCGATGTATTCACGGAGA